GACGCCATAGGGTGGCCCTCGTTAGTGACCGCCCCCCGCCACGCCTGTTCTTCCATCCAGTCAGCATAGGCCTTGCGCGCCTGCGCCACGCTCTCGATCACGCTTTCCGTCAAGTCGATGGGCGCAAAGAGCGGCACGCCGTTAACGCCCACGTACATCACGCCGTTATGTTCTATCAAATGTATGGTCTTGCGCGCCTCACGGTCTATACGCTTCACGCGGCGCGCCTCCATTTCGCGGGCGCGGCCCTCAAGCCATGCCTGTAGGCGAACTTTCATTCTTTCGATTATCAGTTTCATCGTTTTTGCTTTTAAAATAAACTTAATTGGTCCCCTGGCTGCCGGATAATCTCCAGCCAAAAGTCGGGACTGGTTATGCTATGGAGCGTCTGCGGGTCGATGTCGTTGAACCAGTGCAGCCCATCGTCATGCCATTTCAGAGGAGAGCGCACCAAGCGCGCCGATATGTGACAGTGTGCAGCCCTGGGTGTTTCGGGCCTTCCCGTAAACCACGACGGGCGTGGACAGCGACAATCGTCAATTATTCCGACAACCTCGTAAAGCCTGTCAACATAACATGACTCGTGCCCGACCCAATGCACCGTGAATTTATCTCCCTTGTGTATCATTCTGTTTCTCTGTCAGATAAAACCTAATCCCCATCTTCTCCGCCCGCTGTTCCAAAATGGCCGAACGGCACGTGTCGGGCGTTATCGTGGCATCCGACGATGCGTGGGCCACCACGTAACCACGTTTGCGAAGCTCGTGGCGCAGGTATATTTTCGCTTTTGGCGCCTTAACCACGCGTAGGGCGGTTCTCTGTTCCAGCCCGAAGGCCACGCGGCGGCGTTCGGCCATCACCATGCGCTTGCGTGTCTCCGCGCTCCGTCGGTACATTTCGGAGAGAGCTTCCGCCGACAGTCGGTCCTTATTTCCCATGCCGGGCTTGAACCGGTAGGCCTTGCCGTATTTCAGAAGATTAGCCTTGCCTGCATTACCCTGCCCGCGGTTGGCTCGTACGGCGTGCTCAACAGCATTGGCCTGCATCGCGCGTGCGAACTCCGCACTCTTCTCCAAACCCATTCCGCGTGCCAGCCGCACGGCAGTTCGCCGCGACACCCCGAGGTAGCGGGCTACCTCCTCGTTCTTCGTATGGGCGAAGTGCTCTTCCATCCATACCCGCTCCTCGTCCGTGAGCGTCATCTTTCCCCACTTTCCTCGTATCATGGCACATGCGTTTCGAATACAACCTCTATTCCGCAGCTGCTGGCCACGTCCAGTTCCAGTTTCGCGCCCTTGCTCAGTTCCCATCCGCGCAGCATGTATATGCGGCCACATTGCAGCAACATGCCGATATCCACGCGCATGTGGCGTCGCCAATCTTCACTATCAGGCAGTCCGTTGTCGAAGGGGTTCACGGGCGTGTAGCCCTCACTCTTCAGCCGACGGGCGGCCGCGGCGAATGCCGCCTTGCGCTCGTCGATGTCGTGGTGCGCTATGGCACCGCTAATGTAAATTCGCTTGTTGTTCATCTTCTTATTATTTTAATGTTGTGAAATCGTTTTGGAAATATCCCTATTCTCACGAACCGGGATATTATTGCTACCTTTGTAGCGTTAAATCAAACATAATTAAATATGAGCATAAATAATCCTTTCTACGCGTTACTCTCCTCAGAGTACGCCAAAATCAAGTGTCCCGTCTGCGGCAAGTCGCCCAGCCTGGAAATCTCGTCTTATAAAGAGTTCAGTGTGAACTATTGCGGACACCATGAGGTGGAACCACTCATAGAGGAGGCTGACCAAAGGTGCGTTGCAAAATCAGGAGCAGAGGCCCCCCGCACTGTGCGGCTTGTCCCACCACCTAAAAAATAGCATCATGTCGATGTTTAAGTCCAGCTCCTGCTCCGGCAGGTCGGCGATAACCCCTTCCAGGTATGCCTTCAGTTCGGCAGATTTCATTGTCTTGTTCTTTTCCTGATAAAACAGGCCTGTTCTTCTCTTTCCCATAACTCCTTTATTTAATTGTTAACCCCATGTGCGCGGCAAGGCTATTCACTCCCCTCTCCCCTCGGAGAGGGGCTGAGGCTTCCGTTCCCATATCTCACCGCTCCCTCTTCCCACACAACGAAGCCTTGCCCGTGGTGTTCGTTCTCGCGTCCCATGCAGAGTGCGACGAATCCCGAAACGCGCACCTTAACGCCGGCAATGTAGCGAAGACGAACGGCAGGCTTGCCCATCGGTGCGCTCTTGTGCTCTTGCGATACGTATATAAACGTCTTCTGCGGGAAACGCGCCTTCAGTGCCATTGCCTCTTCGTATGTCCATTCGGCCACCTGAAAGCTGTCTATCACCACGAAACGGGGGCTCTTGTGCTTGGCCAGCCGCTCGGTGAGTGCCTCTATCCTTGTGTCTTCGATGATGAAGAAGCGGCGGTTCACGTCCTCCATGTGGAAGAGTTGCAGGCGACGTTGAAACGACTGGCGTATGCCCTCCTCGCCGCTGACGTACAGCACACGGCCGTATTCGCACAGCTTCTTGGCCAGCTGCATCACGAACGAACTCTTGCCCTGGGCCGACGCGCCGCTGATGAACCACAGCTCGTTGAGTGCAGGCCGTCCGAACACGCGTTGCCACTCGCCATCCCAGGGTAGGGTCTTGTATCGTTTCTCACCAACTTCACGCGGTGTGTACGCTCTTGTCCTGGCCATCAGTTTGCCCGTTTTAGTTTCTCTATTTCGGTATACACGCGCCGCAGCCCTCCGCCCGTGCGGCGTACGATGGCGGCGATGTCCGTGCCTGTCGGGGCGTTCACCTTGGCCACGATGCGGGCCTGTTCGGCCAAGAAGGCGTCGCGCTCGCGGCCGTCGTCGGGCGTAACCTTCGAGTAGCGGTTGCCGTATCGGCTCAACATCTCGGTGTAGCCCACCTTCTTGCACTCGATGGAGCGGTTTATCTTCTCCTTCAACCCGTCTGCACCCATCATGTACCAGGCGCAGGCGCGTTCGGTGGCGTTCCAAAGGGCTTTCAACTCGAGGAAAGCCTCGTATTGCAGGTCGCCCGCCTCGTCTAGGATGATGAGGGGCTGCTCGATGGAGCGCAGGTAATACACCAGATCGTCATACACGTCGGCATACCGTCCGCGGGCGTTCACGCCGAACTCTGCTGCAATTTTGCGCACCAGCTTAAGCTTGGTCTTCACCTGGCTGCAATCGATGTACACCGCGTTGGCGTGGGTTTGTACATACAAGCGTGCGGTGAACGTCTTGCCTATATTGGGCATGTCGCACAATATGCCGCTTGTGCCGCTCTGCTGGTAGAATTCAAGCTGCGCCATAACGAACTGGTATACAGGCGTGCGTGCAGCCTTCCACTCGATGCTGGCGCGCAGCTCAACGCCCAGTCGGCGCGCTATCGATATCCAGTTGGCGTCGCTCAACGTCTTGTCGGTCTGGCCGTTTTTCAGTGCGCTGTACACGCTCGTGCTTATTCCCAGGCTTGCGGCGTGCTTGGCGTCGCTCGGGTAATTGGTGCGGTTGGCTACCACGGCTGCCAATATCCGCTGTTTGGTGTCTTGTGTCATGTTCTAATGCTGTTTTAATGTCGTTCGATTATCGTTAGTTTGTCGTCAGGTGGCATCCACGCCGGCCCTGCTCCAGTCTGTTGCCATTATCGGGGGCAACGGCACCTCTTCCACTGCCTGTGCCTGTGGTGTGGCCACTTCCAGGTCCTCTTCATCTTCTATCGTCAGTTCCACCTTCGTCTTCATCACACCCACGCGCTGGATGGCGTTGTCGGTTACGTATTTCCTGAACCCGGCCACTTTCTTCTGCTGCTCGATGAACTTCACCACGTCTTCGTCCGTCTGCTCGGCCATCACGCGGTTGTAGGTATCCACGCGCTCCACCTTGTCTATGTAGCGGTCGCCCTGGTAGAGGTACACCTCCGTTGGCCCTCCCTCTTCATCCGGCAGGTAATAGGCCGTCACCTTGTAGTTGTTCGGGGCAAGGCGTTCCAGTGCCGCAGTACTGCTCAGCCACCAGTCTTCGTGTGCCACGCGCACCGTAGAGTTCCTCCTTACGCTGGTCTCAACAGCCTCGCCGATGTGCCGTGCCAACGTCCGTGCGTCGTATGGCAGTAGCGTGGGGTTCACGTTGGCCACCAGCACCTGCCATCGTGTCATGCCGGGATAGCGTTTCTGGTCGGGATGTAGCGTGTGGTTCCATTCTGCGCTGTCGGCGCGGTCGTCGGCCACCAGTTCTTCCCATGTGAAGTATTCGCGGTCTTCGTAGGTGTCGTTCCATTCGTCGCTCACCTTCTTGTATTCCTGTCTCCACTTACCTTTGCCGTAGAAACGGCCGATGCCCGTGTGGTTCTTGTGTATGATGCTGCGTTTTTTGGCTCCGTTCAGCGGCTCGGCGTACTTCTCTTGCGAGTTCTGCGGGGCGCAGAAGTGTACGAATGGGAAAACTTCGCCTGCCCGCAGAAAACCGTCGCGGTATTGGCTCATCAGGTGGTTCTCCACCTCGATGCCTGCCGGTATGCCCCATCCGTGGCGAGCTATGGTGCGGAACATGTCGCGGAAACAATCCACCACGAGGTTCTCGTCTTTCTTTCGGCCGTAGCTAGCACCCAGCACGCACTGGCTCACCACATCGTAGGCGTAGTATGCGTGTACGCGCTGCTTGGTGTCTTTCAGCTTGCGCGTGAGGTCTACGTCGTCCATCGTGATCTGCGAAAGCGAGAAACGGCCGGAGTGGCGGTGCATGTGTGGCATCTGTTCGTGCATGAACGTGGTATAGGTGGATAGCGCATGTTCCACCATCAGCTTGTTCTTAGGCGCATTCAGCACATTGTTGATGGTGCCCTCGCTCAGCGTCTTCGGCTCGCCGTTCTTCAGCGTAAAGTCGTCCGGGCAGAACAGTTCGCCCGTCTCTGGATCGTACACCTCCAACTCGCCACACACAAAGCTCAGGTACATATCGTGCACGTTGCTATTGAAAGGCTTGTTGGGCAGCACCGCAAGGCCCAATATCAGGCGTTCGGTGCGGTGGTCCACCTTGCGTGCGCTCTGGTTGCCGAACTTGCCGCTGATGAGGCAGGCATAGCCTTTCTTGCGGAACTCCGCCACCTTCTTGCGAAAGCGAAGGGTGGATGTGGGCAACGTGTGGCCGTACTCTTGTTTCAGTACGTCGATGGCCTCGGCCATCATGTCCCAATCGTAGGCCTCGCCCATCACCGTGTGCTGTGCCTTCGCGCTGTTGTACAGGGCAACGGCCGCACTTATCACGCCTGCGTTCACGGTGTACTCCCTCACGTGCCGCCGGGGCAGCTCAACGCCGCATTGTTCGGGGGAGGAGAAAAAGGCGTAGGCGCGCTGGTCGTAGTCGTAGTTCTCACGCACCCAGTTCACCAGCCGCACGATGCGCAGGTTGGGATAGGCGCGCTTCACGGCCTCCTTCATCGCGGCAGGCAGCGTGTCCACGGCCACAAGGGCGTAGTTGCCTAGGCCGCGCGCGGTGCGGGCGACGTCGAGCTTTTTGCGTATCGCCATCTTCTTGTAGTTGGCTTCGCTCACAAGTCCCCGCTCCACCAGCTCCTTCGCAGGGATGCACAGCCGGCCTTCGTAATACTCTACCATAGCCATGCGCCTCCTTACCTCAGCACCGTAACGCGTTCCGCGCCGTCCACCTTTGCGGCCAAGCGTTGCAGTTCCTCATAATCGTCTATCAGCCCCGGGCACTGCTCCTTCTTCACCAGGTGGCCGTTCTTCTCAATCGTAACCACCCCGTTGCGGAACACGGTCATCACCGTGCCGCGGGGGAAAAACTGCCGCATCGTGCCGTCGGCCAGGTGGATGGTTTCCATGTCCAGGCAGTCGTCGGCCATCGCCACGCCCCCGTTCTTCATGGCGGATTCCCTGATGCGCTTGGCTGTTGCCGAGTTGCCACGCCGCTCGTCGTACGTAAGTGCGTTGAATAGGCTGCGCTCCCCAGCCCCGAACTGTTTCATAAGTTTCTGCTTAACCTCGGCGGTCACCACTATCTTCCTTTTCATATCCTGCTCCTTTTTATTTTGTTTTCAATATTAAGCTAAGCGTTGAGCCTATATCTCTTTAAGTGCGGCATCCAGCCACGACTCCCCATTCAGTCCGTCTCTCTCATTCTCTGCCCCTTTACCGATAAAGTCCAGCATCGACAGGTATTGCTTGCGCAGCTCGCGCTTGGCCTCCAAGGCGTTTACGTTGGCCAATCCCGATGCGCTCACGCTGTAACCTCTGGCACCCTCGGCCAAAAGCAGTTCCTTTATGCAGTCCGCATTTTGGCGCAGCCACTGGCGCACCTTGTCCATGTCGCCGGTCAGCAGGCAGGCGTGCAGCCGGCCGTATTCGAACCGGCACATGTTCAACCTGTAAGCCTCTTCAGAATGCCAGCGGAAGAACCGTTCGTAGTCCACTTCCATCACGCCCTTTACCCTCTGCATCGTCGCGGCGATGGTTGCCAGCTTGCCCTCCACGTCTTTGGTGAGCATCGCCAGCTTGCTGTTTTGTCTTTCTGTCTTCATATTCATCTCCTTTATTTGTTGTATTCGTATATGTTGGGGCGTCTTTTCACGCCATCGCAAACCATCAGCTTATATATGAGGCCCTTCACGTATTCCTCGGGGGCGGCGAAAACGATGCCCTCTTCGGGGTCGTAGCTGAACCTTACGCGGTCCGTCATCAGCCTTTGGGCTACTCTTCCCTTGAAGTCGTTCGTTGCCCATTCCTTTATCTCGATATTTCCGTTCATCTTCTTTAAGTTTTAAAATTTGTACAATCGCGCCTTTTTTAGTATCTTTGGCGCGTGTTCTGTTCTGAACACGTTGCAAAGATAAACAAGATTTCTCGATTATGCAAGAAAATAAGCAAGAAAAATCACTCGTAAAGCGAAATATCTCGCTTTATTTGTCTTCTAAGGGTATCACGCCCTATGAGTTTTACAAAGAATCGGGTACAACTCGAGGCATATTAGGCCAGAATAATGGCATAAGCGAGGATAATATTTCAAGATTTCTCGCTTACGCCCCAGATGTAAATGTAGGGTGGCTTCTTACTGGCGAGGGCAATATGCTCAAATCAGAATCTGATACACATGAGTCAGTCTCGTCCACTGAGCAACCCAGTTCTTCTAACGAAGGCGCGCCCTATTACGATGTTGAGTTCCAGGGCGGATTCGCTGACTCCTTCAACGACCAAACCATCTATCCTGACCGACACATATATATACCAGGGTTCGAACGTGTGCAGGTGTGGTGCAACATATCTGGGCACTCAATGGAACCTCGCATAGGGCATCAGGACATTATAGGGCTGCGCCAATGCCTAGTTCAGGATATTCAGTTTGGTAAGATATACGCCGTGGTGTTGAAGACAAAACGCACGGTTAAGATATTACGGAAATCGAATAACCCACAGATGCTGCGCTATGTCCCCATTAACGATAAGGAATTTGACGAGCAAGAATTCCCCATCACAGATATTATAAACATATTTGAGGTCCTGGGTGGTGTAGCTAAGTTCTTTTAGCCACAATAAGCCCCTCCCGACGCCCCTCCCCACCTCCTCCCGGCACGCCCCCGCGCCCCTTTTTAGGCGTCCCCTCCCTTAGAAACAGGCAGTAAAAACACTAAATGCCTGATAATCAACACCTATAAAACGCCAACGCTTAAAAGGGTGGGGTTTTAACTCAACATCAATTCACACGTTTTTGCCCCGAAACACACAAACAGGGTATTTAACTTCGTTTCAACACTAGCTAGGCAAATACGCGTTTTTGTCCCCCCTAACTTTTCATTTTGTCCCCCCTAACTGTCCCCCCAAATGTCCCCCCAAACCCGAAAACGACCTAAAATCGACCCGAAAAGGCACAAAAAAGGCGGCCCGAAAGCCGCCCAATAATCACATACACAAAAACACCCCTCTAATGGCGTTCTAATGCCCTAAAAACACCATCCCAAGCACTCACCCACGACTGCACCCGATAAGCGTAGATTGCCGTATAACAGCGCGTTTATTGATGATTACGCCACCTCCCGACAACCCCGCGTGCAGCAGATAATTTTTTGTCACACCCACTTGTTCAGGGGTGAATATGGTGAACACGGCCGACAAGCTGCTGAAATACCAGTCACGCCGCTTTACGCCATCAATCTGTTGCAACAAGTGCACATGTATAACCTTCGCCATATCGTCTCCTTTCTTTATTCGTTTAACCTTTGCCAGATAACGGTACTTTTTCAATGCAAATATACCAAATAATACTTATATAGAACATTTCGATAAAAGAAAAAAATGAAAAGCACCAATAAAAAAGAGTGAAAAAGCACCATCCGTCTTCACTCTTACATCCATTCACAACTGCCCTATCACCATCCCCAAGCCATTAAGAAAACGCCCCAATCACCCTAAAACAAGCCAAAATCACTCTAAAAACAAGCCAAAATCACCCCAAAATCATCCCCATGTAACATTTCGACCCATCAAACCTTGTCATCCACCCCTCGCATGTAACACGAATGTCGCATCAATGTTATATTATATACGCTTCGTTTTTTCTAGCCCAATGCCCTTCCATACCCATAACCCTCTATCAATCAACGCCAATCACGATTTTACGGCATCTCGTGTTATGTACGTTTCGTTTTATGCCCCGTAATTATGGGGCTTTGTCTGGGCATAACTGTGTGTCTGAAATGCTCAAAAGCTCGACGGGCGATTTGTAGGCTATATATTCTTTGTTGGTTTATATAGGTTCGCGGTATGGCAATATGCTTGTTGTGTTTATGTTTGGTATGTTGTGTTCGTTTTTATTGTAATAACTGTGTGTTATATTCAATAAATACGAAGTGGAGTTATCTTTAATATTTTTTGTTTCGTTGTATATAACTAAGGGATGTTATGCATGAGTTTGTTTTGGTTCTGGTGGTGTTGTATTTGTCTTAAATGCTTTTATTATAGTGTTTTGTCGCTAATTTGTGTGTTAGTTATCTGTTAAGAACGATAACAATTGTTATCAAATAAACATGTTGTATAATATATATATGGCATTTTAAATGTAAAAAATAGGAAATATAAGAATTATTTTCTTTATACTTTATTATTTGTTGTGTTTTTTAACTACCTTTGCAGCGCGTTATGACAATGTTATGGAATGCAATTGTCAACTAATATCACAATGAATAACATTGGCACACCTGAGAAACATCATACTCAAAATGTTCACAGCCTACGCGAAGGCAAGTAAAGTCTAGCTGATTGTCAACGAATATGTCGCAAACAATGCAGTATTCAAGGCATTAAAAGGCGTGCAAACAAACACTTATACAGTAAAAACGAATACTGATATGCCTCACACAGGGCCAAACCATGGAGAACAGCCTAAGAGGTTATCATGATGACATAAATAAATAAAGGTATCAATAATGAAAATGTATCACAACTTGCGAATGTTAATTAAACATCCGTTAATGTTAGTCGCAGCCCTTTTAATAGGTTGGGGCTGCTTGCCTTTGTCGGCACAGAATGCTACGGTCAGTCCGCAGCTGGGTAATCTTCTTGCTGCTTACACTCATCAAAGCAATGAATTTGGTTTTGAGGGTGGTTATGGTTCGTACTGGCAGCACAATCAGTTGCCTATCACCGTTACATGTTCTGATTTTCCTACGCTGTCTAAAGATGGTGTGTTGAGAAATCATACGGGTAACTTTCTTTATTACAAGCCTGTTGGTTCTGCAGATGGTAAAGAAAAGTTTCTTTTTATCTCAGGCACAGCCCCTACTTACTTGTCTATAGCTATGCCAAAGGGATATAAAATAACGAGCTATAAAATCGTTATTCACGACGGACTTACTCCTCCAGACACCATGAATTTAAATCACCGTATACCCAAATTGCCATTTGCGCGTGCTATTAATTGGAAATTTGGTGAAGTGGATAGGTCTCACATTAGAGAAAATAAAGAGGAAAATGGGCAATATATAGACCCTGTCTTTCGTAGAAACGAGTATGTAGAAATCAACAAAAACACTCCAGGGCTTCGGTATACGATTGAACGTGAAGGCGACTTGGGTAACATTCTCTATTTTTGTTTTTCTGGTAACAGGGGTTGGTGGAAATCTGCTGGTGTTTATTTAGAACTCGTCCAACTGACATTCTCTGCAGGCAATACATTCGAATATCCTCTAACGCCAACAATCGAACACGAAGAATTTGTTAGTTTATCTAGCAACAACATAACACTAGGTAGAACTGATGTGGGCAATTTACAATTGCGTACCAAGAATAAAGCCACCTTGTATAGTTACGACCAATGGGATGTTCGTGAAATGACTGCCGACATCAGACTTTTTGAAGAGGGAGCCACAGATGGCCTTACTTGGGATGCTTCTAAAGGTAATAAAACCATTAAATGTGCAATTAGTAATGATGCTAAGGGGAACGAATGGTATGCCTTACGTGCTGGTACATACTATGTAGAATCGCCCACAACGGCTAATATTCAGGGCGAGAGCGGCAATGTTCAGATGCCAGTCGGATATCGTATCGTTGAGGCTAAGTTCGATTATAAAAAAGGTAGCTATCGCAAGCCAGGCTTTATGCTTCATAGAGGACGTGTTTATTTGGGAAAAGATCTTAAAGGCGTTGCCGAAGGGGATGCCGCAATATGGCATCGCACTCCTGGTGATGAGGTTTATACAATTGTTGATGGTAAACCTCAATACTTGGTTCTTGAAAAAAGACGTCAGCAAAACAATACCTTCCTAGCTGAATTATCCGAAAAGAATAAAGCTGTTAAACTTCTAAAAGAAGGAACTACTTATTATTTTTGGAAATCAAATCCACATGGTGGAGAAAAGTTTTTCTTATGCGCGAAACAAGGAGAAACTGCTTATTTCCAACATAATGGCGGGGAAAGATTATACGAAACAGCCCCTAAAGGCCAAGAAGAGTCAACTCCATTCAACATTATTACCTATAGTGCAGATGGTAAACAGGGTACTACGCATGTTATTGGCAATCGCACCAAAAATAGCAGTATCATTCTTAGTGGTCTTAACAACGATGCCGTTAAGTTTAAGATTGAAGGTAACGGAGAAGCCGCAGATCCCACAGCCTTGTTGCGAATTACTTTGTATATGGAACCTCTTAACCCATACATCAAGTCGGTAGATGCGGTATGCGAACACGAAGGCATAGAGCTTTCGCGAACTTTTGAGGCGAAAAACTTTACTCTTGGTGGTGATGCTTTCGTTTATAAAGTGCCTAGAGGCTCTTCTACTTCGGTAAGTTTGCCCTTCAAGTTTAGAAACTTAACGTCTGAATTTGCAGATAATACTTATGGTAAATTGTCTAAAGGCGGAAACTCGCGATATCATTTTGTGGGTTCAAATTACTATAACGCTGTAGCAGACAATCTATATACCCATGCAGATTTGGTGGCCTCTTCAGATAATTATCAAGATAAAATCGAAGTTAATGTGGCTGGAAACATTCCATTCCCATTCAACAATGCTGCCGAATTGTCTAATAAGGTTAAACGTCCAGAATCGGCCTACTTGTCTGAAAAGAATTTCACCATAGATAATTATAAGTCTGTTTTTATAAAGGATGAACGAGGTAATAAGATATATGGCAATTACTCTGCTGATAACCTCACGTTGAAAGCGAACGAAACAAAGACGATGTATCTATACACTAGCGACGAAACACGCTATAACATCGCTCCTACTCAAGGTGAACAGCACCGTGCCTTTGCTTATTATTTCACTACGATAACGTTGAAGTTTCAAGACTACGACCCCGTGGTGGAGTGGGTTCCTGTTTATAAAACACCTATGTATTATAAGAATGACAAGGAAAGTCACTATACCCCAGGCATTATGTATGGTGCTGTGATAAAGACCACTAAGAAAGACGACGATGGCAATATGCATCAAGAGGGCGCAACAAGCGAGTTTGGTTACCTTACTGTTGACCAAATTCTTGGAGCGATGAATAAATCGATAGCCGAAAAACATGGCGTGGGAGCGCCTAAAAGTCTTAAGGATGTGCTCTACGTAGACAATACAAAGCTGTTTAACATCTTGCCTGCTAATGCCAAAGAAGATAGGGTACACAAACTCGATAGCATGCGAATGCTTTTAGCAAGTAATGCCATTATCTATCTGCCTGTTACAGCAGAGGCTTTGGCTAGTGTGCAGCATACAGCATTGAAATTGAAAGAAAACAAAGGTTTTGAAGGTAGAACCAACTTTGAGTTAATCGACAAAGAACCGTTCTTTGCGCCATACAGCATCCAACTTAAAGACGATTGTTATGCTAGCTACACGCGTAAGGCAACCTCGCGAAACATGGGTCGTGTAGATTACGCCACCCTTGTGTTGCCCTTTGGCCTAAGCGTTACTCATAAGGGCGTGCATGCCAACACCGTTGGTACTCAATGTGAGTTCCGCATGGGTAAGATACAAGATAACTCTTTTACATATAAGGCCAAAGACAAAGCAAACCACGAAGGCGCTGATTATGGAGTTAAAGCCAAGCTTGCTTTCCTTGGAAAGGAAGGTAAGAGCTATGCCAATACGCCTTATATCATCAATATTGATAAAGCCTACGGTAATGGTGACGTGTCGTTCGTAGCCACCCAACCTGGTGCACTTATTGAGAAAACACCAGATGCTTTTGAAGGAATGGTTACAGGAAATGCAGCTAAGTGTCATATAGCTGGCCCTTACACCCAAATAAAGAGCAGTTATACCTATGCTGGCCATGTGATAGATAGAGCTTCAAACGACATGATATTCTATTTCTCCCTCAATAGATTTGTTCTGTCTGCCAATCTTAGGAAGGAAAAGAGTAAATTGTACCTCTTCCCATTCCGCTTTGTTTACTATGCGGACAATGGTCAGGCGCTCTTAGCTAAGGGATTCAACTCGTTTGGACTAACTTTCGACGAGGACGACAACCTAACGCCTACTGATATACAAGATGTGCAAGAAGAGATTGTGCTGAAAGTAACTGTTGGTGCAGGGTTGATAACAGCCGAAGCACGCAAAGATGCACCGCTTAGTGTGTTTAACTTGTCTGGACAGTGCGTAACGCGTACAATGATAAAGGCTGGCGAAACACGAACCATCCATCTCGCACCAGGCGTGTATGTGGTGAATGGTAAAAAGATGATTGTTAACTAATAATGATACAGCAATGAAAAAGAAAAAGTACATAATGCCTCGCGTACTGATGCTGAAACTTACTATTGAGACACAATTGGCCGCAGGCTCGTGGCAGTCAGACGAACCTGGAGCAAAGTCTGACAACTCGTTTGATGAGGATATATATCCCGATGAAGATGGTGGCAACACCTTGCCTCGTGTAGAATAATCATTAAGGTGGGTGTGCGCACGGTGTCGCAAAACCCCCGGGAGGGGTGTTCTACAGCATGAAGAATTTCAACCTTTATGTCGAGAAAAAAAACGCCGAAACGGGCAT